GGCTCTTGCGGTAGAGGCGGTTCTTCTCGGCCAGCGTGACCGGAGTCGAGAAGATGGTGAGTTTCCATTCAGGCACCTCGATGCGCTTGGTGCCGAGTGAGGCGAAGTGTTCGCGGACTAGGTCGATAGCGTCCATCCTTCACCTCAGACCGTCAAAGTGGACAAGGCGCCGTTGCCCTCAATGCTGATCGATCCCTCGACCATTCCGTCGAACGCGGCGCTGATGTCGAACTTCGTCACGATGCCGCTGCCGGAGTAGTAGGTGGAGGTCGACGCGATGCCCTCGGGATAGAGGTTCACGGTCACGGTGGAGCCGATGGTCAAAGCGATCTGACCGGCATCGACTTCGTCCCAGTAGAGATCGCCGTTGACGCTCCAGGTCTTGAGCGTGGCCTTCCGCGTGCGGTAGGTGTCGCCGATGACCGAGTCCTCGACGACGTCGGAGGAGTGGGCCAAGGAGTAGTTTCGGAGCTCGCCGATGGTGGTCGACGAGATTTTGACGGTGCCTTCGCGGCCTAAGTGGTTCGCCATTTTAGTCGGTGGTTAAATAGATGCAGGAGAATGTGTGACGAGCGACGCCCCAGCGACGCTCCTCGTCAGGCTCGATCACATAATCCACGCTTGTCAGAAGGAGGTCATCACAGACGCCGCCCAGGGTCACATCAGCCAGCACCGCGGCCTCGACCGCAGCCGAGCCCGTGTCGAATAGGTCGTCGATGATCGTCGTCGAGCCGGCGGCCTCGGCGGTGAAATACTCGACCATCACTTGCAGCGTCCGGTACTGGGTCCGATTTGACGGCGCCAGCGTCCGAACCTCGACTTGCTCGTTGACCGCGTAGACGGCGGCGGACGGGAAGCTCGTCGAGGCAAGCGTGTTGTTCCGGCCCTTGAGGAGATTAGCCGTGGGCACGACGCCAGCCTGCGTCAGCTTCAGCCCGATGGCGTTGCGGATATTGGTGCGGGTGCTCACGCGGCTTCTGGGATTGATTGGGCGCCTTCGACGCGGGTGAATCCAAGGTTGACGGCCTTGCCGGCCAGCAGCCGGTCGACCTTCTTGAGCGTTGTCCTCGACCGAGAACTGATCGCTCCATCGACGATGCGTTGATAGCCAGGGATTTTGACCTGCTTATTCGTCGCGATCAGATACGGATTCGGCCCGAAGTTGGACTGCTGGCTGCCGGATTTGCTGCCGAAGCGATCCGAGAACTTCTTCCACTTCGCCCCGGTCACGCGCGCGGTCGGGATCCAGCCCGAAACCGTCCAGCCGACGCGATCTTGGATCTGGCGGCGAAGACTCGAATGATCCTCGGCATATGCCATCAGCATCTGATCGCGTCTGATCCGTCCGTAATTGTTGCGCGCCTTGCGATGCAGCGACGCGAGGTGCTCGGCCGACTCGACCATCGTGCGTCCGCCGAAGAAGGAGATGCGCGGGTTGCGCATCATCTGGTTGATCTTCTGCGTCTCGCGCCGGCGCACGAGCTTGGCAAGCGACTTGTAAATGCCGCCCTGCCCAGCCTTCGCATCCAGCTTGGCCGAACTTAGAGGCACCGCGAGGCGCCACATATCCGAGCCGACGGCCGTCGTTCCCTGCTTCCGATTCTTCGGTGGCGTGAACTGGATTAGCGTCTTCGTCACGAATCGGCCCTCCTCCTTGATGATCGGCCCAAGATCCATCCGCGCGGCCAGCGCGAGCCGCATCAGCGCAAACTCCAGCTTCGAGGTGTCGAACTTAACGTCGATCATATCACCTTGCAGACGTCGATTTCGCAGCCCGCACCCTCTGCGTCGAACCGCACCTGCTCCACGAAGTAGGTCGTGCCGGCCCGCACCAGCGTCTGACTCTGCGCCGGCGTGCCAGCCACCGAGGAGGTCGTGAAGAACACCGTGAACTTCACGTCATCCCGGCGCTGATCCTCGAACTCGTCAAAAAGGTTCCGGCTGGAAGACCAGACGCCGGTGATCGTGCTGCCGAGATAGGAGAACGTGATGCCGGCTTGCTCCAAGATGGCGCCCTGATCGAGCGCCAGCTGCACGGGATCGAAGTCGCGGACTGCGGCCATACTTAATCTCCAACTGTCACAACGCGCGAGGCCGGCGAGAAGGCGTCATCCTGCGCGACGCCAGACGAGACGTGCCAGAACTCCTTTCGCACGGCGCCGGCGATGATGCACGGGGAGGAGTTGATCGTGAACATCTCCTCGGAGTCGCGGATGATCCGCGGCAAGTGCGCCGGCGACTTTGCTCGTAGGATCATCGTCTGCGGCACGCGCCAGGTCAGGAGCTTCGCCTCCTGCGCCTCATCCGCGAGGAAGACAATCGGCCGCTTGGCGACCCGCCGGCAGGCTTCCATCAGCGCCCCGGCGTGGTACTGCTTGCCTTGCGAGTAGCCGAACGGCGCCAGAAGGCAGATCTCTCGGCTGAAGCCGTAGTCCTCCAGCGGCGGCTGCTCGTCGATCAGGTCGAACTCGGGCCGCTGGTTCAGCTGCGCGAACTCCGGGAAAAGGCCGAACACGAAGTCGCCCCACGGCTTGCCGCTCGCGCGGTACTCGTCGTAGCGGTGCGGCCAGATCTCAAGCTCGAGCACGCGGCCGAAGCGCATCTCGTGGCGCTGCTTCGGATCCGACGGCCGCGCGTAGCTGACGCAGCCGAAGAGCCCCCAGTATTGCGGGAAACACTCAACGTAGACGGAATGGCCCTGGCTCGCCAGATGCCGAGCAATCGGCAGGACGCGGATGATGTCGCCGAGGCGCTGGTGGTAGACGATGCAGATTCTCACGCCTTGAAGACCATCGTGAGAATGTTCGGCCAGTCACCATCATTCTTGCGGACAGCGTCCTCGGGCGAGCCGATGAAGACCGGCCGAAGCCCGTTGATCTCCATCACGTTCGTCAGCGTTTCCGGCGTGAAGTGCCAGAGATGCTCACCTGGGCGCCGGTGTTTCCAGTTGTAGAACCACTCCGCGCCGAGCGCAGGGTGATACCACGGCACGGACACGATTGCGCCCTCGGCCTCGAACTTTGGCAGCTGGTCGAAGTGCTCAAGCGAGTCGAAGAACGTCAGCACCGGCCAGCGCGCACGCTGCCACTCGCGATCCACGCGAACGAAGGACGGCGGAGGATATGGTGAAACGTCGTAGCCCCAGCACTCGACCCAAGGACTGCGATCCTTGACCGCCCGCAGGAACGCGCCTGTGCCGTAGCCGACATCGCAGACAGTAAACGCCTCGGGAAAGAAGCGCTGGAACAGCGCCGCGCGGATCTCCGAGAGCTCGCGCTCGGGATATTTCTCATAGCGCGCAACGTAGGCGTGATCGTACTGCGCGCGGATCGTGCGGTCGCGAGACATTAGCGCATCCGTAGAGTTGTGGATGCGATACTCGTAGGTAAATTGACTGCTCACGGCGTGGTCCATTTGGAGTCGGCGTCAGGGTTGCGCTGTTTGAAGAGCTCGAGGCCGGCGTCGTAACGCTCCTTCGTGTTGTTGTGCTGGTAGGTCGCATCCCATTGCCCCTTCTTGAACGCCGGATGCTGGTGCTCGAAGCGGTAGAGGTGGCGCGCGTCGATCACGATGCCGTCGCGCCAGGCGCGGTGGCTGAACTCGTTGTCGCTGAAAACCGACTCGTATCCCTCGTGGAACAGCTCGCCGCCCTGCTGCTCGAAGCGCGCGCGCGAAAGGATCGCCATACAAAGAAGCGGGCCGGTGCGGTGGCCGTCGTGTACGGCGATCACGATCGGCTCCTTCTGCAAGTCGCGATCCTCGACGAGCGAGAGAAGCTTGGAATCCCAGCCGATTGGCGGAACCCAGTCGTCCGACAGCTGCACGATCAGGTCGCCGCGCGCCTTCTTGGCTGCAAGGTTCCAGGCTGCAACGCAGGAGCGCTTCTCCGAGACGACGCTCAGGAACTGCTTGCCCATCGTGACCGACTCCTTGTCGTCCGCGTCCACGGCGAAGACGTGCTCGATGCGGGTCGGATCTTGCGCGAGCCCGAGCCAAGCCTCGCGGCAGGCAACAGCCTTCGAGGTGCGGCCGCGGGTCGCGTGGACGAGCGAGATGCGCGGATGATTTCCGAGATGGAACTGCTGCTGAAGCACGTCCGCCCGTGCCTCTAGCCCAGCCAGCCGGAAGGCACGCGCGGCCAGATCGTAGCCAGCCCAGCCGTAGTATTTGGCCTCCGACGTCCACGGCTTGTCCGCGCCGATTGGCTCCTTGTGGCGCAGCATCTCCTCGGCCCACCAGCGCGCACGCGCGCCGTCGTTCTTCTCGAATAGGAGCAGGATGATCGCGGCGTAAGCCTCGCGGCACCACGGGAAGACGGCGTGCGCTTGCAGCGCGTAGCTCATCGCCTCGCGCGAATCACCGCAGAGCTTGGCGAGGTTCAGCAGCGCCTCGTAGCGGAAGGATTGCTCGAGGTTCGGGAAGCTTAGAGCGATCTTCCCGAACTGCTCCGCGGCCTGCCGATTGCCGGCGCAGAGGTGCTCTTGATGAATGTAGAAATACTGGGTCGGCGTCTCCTTCACCGACTGCCCGAGGATGCGGAGATTGCGCCTGCGGTTCTCCTTCTTGACCGACTTCGGCGCGTGAACCCAGACCGGCCGCGGCCAATCCTCGTGCTTGTCGCCGGGGAGGAGGAGGAGGTTCTCGTGGACGTCGTGATGCCAGACGCGCCCATCCTCGAAGGCGGAGCGGCGGATCGCGCGCTCGCGGTGCAGCTTCTTATTCGTCCCGCGGACGTCGTAAGGACAGCGCACCATCAGCACCTCGGGCGTTACGGTGCGGAGGAGATCACGGAAGTCGTGCGCCTCGTCGAGCAGATCATCGCAGTCGGACCAGACGATCCATTCGCCGGTCGCCTTGGCGAAGGCCGCGTTGCGTGCGCGAGCGAAAGAGTCGACGTGGTCCCACTTCTCCGCGCCGTAGCCGTTGCGATACTCAGCCCCGCGGAAGTCCTTGCCGTTCTCGCGGCACCAGGCGGCCGCCATCTCTAAGGTCGCGTCGGCCTCCTTCGCTCCGATAGCCCGCACGATGCAGAGCTCGTCGAACACAGGCGCGAAGCTCGAAAGCATCGCTATGATGTGCTCGGCCTCGTTGCCGCAGATGACGCAAAGTGAAACGCGCATTGCGCTGTCGTTCGCGTCAAAAAGAAACCCGCGCCCCAGTTAAGGAGCGCGGGTCGAGCCTAGGATGCTATCCTAAGCGGTGCCAGATCAGGTGTAAGACGTGGCGATCAGCTGGCCGCCGTTGGTGTTAACCACCTTCTCGGAGACATAGTGCGAGGACCGCACGATGTTGCTCTTGATCGACTCGTCGCGATACGTGAACACGCCAACGGCGGGACCGTACTCGGACCAGTTCAAGGTGAACCCCGCCCCGCCGCCGAAGTAGCCGGCGCCGGACTCGGTCACGTTACCGACCCAAACGTAAGCGTTCGACCAGACATTCGAGCTGGAGAACGCCACGCCCTCGGCCGCGGAGTCATAGGCCGCGCGACCGATCAGCACTTCGTTGACGCCGAAGACCTCGGCCGCCGCCTGGGTGGAGGCGTTGAGGATCGTGTCGCTCGAGATGCCAGCGCCGCGGAGGCGGTTCTGAAACTTCGTCGAGGCGCGAGCGCGGGTCCACACGGGATACGGAATCAC